GACGGAAAATATATAGTAGAGAGCGCTGTACATAAACCAACAGATGGCTATACAGTAAATATAAATCTCAGGAAAGTTTTGGAGGGATATTAATGGATTTTATAAGAATAGGACGAATAAGTTCGGCAGACACAGAAAATAAAACAGCAAGAGTAATATTTGAAGATAAAGGAAAAATTGTATCTGCCCCTCTTATAGTACTTCAAAATCATTTATGGTTTCCAGATATCGGTCAAATGGTATTATGTATAATACTTCCGAACAGCGGTGGAAATGACGGATTTATTTTAGGAGGTTTTTAAAATGATTTTTGGAAGTCTTGGAGATATTGTTTTCACGGTGTCAAGTGAGGAAATAAGGACATTTACTTCTTTGACATGGAATAGTACAGCAAGATATGAGGAGCATAAAAGACATATAAAAGACGTTTTGCTTGAGTATACAGGCACAGAAACTGAAACTATCTCATTTGATATGAATTTATCTGTATTTCAAGGGCTTAATCCTCTTGAAGAACTCACAAAAATACTTGACGCTCAAAGAAACGGACAGGCAATGTATTTAGTTATAGGTACACATGCTTATGGAAAAGCAAGATGGGTTATAACAGATACACAAAAAAACCTTGAGAAATTTGATAATTCCGGAAATCTTTTAATAGCCAAAATAAAAATAAGTTTAAAATCATATGCGGAGAGGTGATTATATGTTTAGTATATCCATAGATGAAGATGATTTTTTTATAAACATATCACCTAACAATATATATGATGAAATAATACAAAATATAAAAATGATTTTGACAACAACAAAAGGAAGTGTGCCTTTAAACCGTGATTTTGGTTTGTCAGGAAAATTTATTGACAGACCTGTTGAAATAGCTAAAGCGTTGATGGCAAATGAAATCATAAAGGAAATTAAAAAGTATGAAAGCAGGGCAGAAGTTAAAAAAATTACTTTTAAAACTGATACTATGTCAGGTAAAATTATACCTACTGTTTATATTAAAATTATAGGTGATGAAAATGACTAAATATCCTAATATAGAATTTATTAATACAGATACACAAACTATATTGTCTGAAATGATAAAAGATTATGAAAGCTATACAGGTCGCAGTATTTATCCAAGTGACCCTATAAGGCTTATGTTATCATGGATAGCTGATATAATAATACATGAAAGGGTTATTATAAATGAAACAGGAAAACAAAATGTTCCACGCTATGCTAAAGGTGAATATCTTGATTCAATAGCTGAAATTTTTAGAGACGAGAAAAGACTTCCAGCAACATCAGCTAAAGTTATATTAAGATTTTTTATATCTAATATTTTTGAGACTGAAAAAGTTATACCTGTTGGTACAAGAGTATCAGCCGGAGAAAATATAATTTTTGAAACAGTTAATGATTTAGTTATACCTCCTAAAGTAAATTATGGAGACGTTTATGCAGTATGCCAAACAAAAGGAACTGTTGGGAATGGTTTTACTGAAGGGCAAATAAAATCAATTATAGATATATTTCCTTACTTTGAAAAAGTTGAAAATATAACACAAAGCGGAGGAGGAAGTGACGAGGAATCAGACGAAGCTTTTTATGAACGCATGCGGGATAATATGAACAGCTATTCTTTAGCAGGTTCAAAAGGCGCTTATATTTATCACGTTAAGTCAGTATCTTCTCTGATAAAGGATGTGTGTGTAACTTCACCGTCAGCCGGATACGTTGATATAAGAATACTTCTTGAAACAGGCTTGCCGGATGACGAAATTATAAAAAAGGTTTATGATACTGTAAATTCTGATACAGTAAGACCTCTTACGGATTATGTTACTATATCAGCACCAAACACAGTGGAATTTGATATTGATTTTACATACTACATGTCAAATAACAGCGAGTTATCAATAACAGAGACAGAAAAGTTAATAAATGAAGCTAAAGAATCTTATATAAAGTGGCAAACCGAAAAAATGGGCAGAGATATCAACCCTTCTTATTTAATAAGCCTTTTAATGCAAGCCGGAATAAAAAGAGTTGATGTAAGAAAGCCTGTTTTTAAAGGAGTTTCAGAGGGAAATGTTGCTGTTTTGGTTAATGATAACATTGTAAACGGAGGAAAAGAAGATGAATGATATTTATAATTTTGATTTTATGAAACTTTTGCCAACGTCCTTAAAAAAGGATAAGAACATATATGCGCTTGCTTATATCATATCAAAACAGTTAAACAAAAACTTCACATATGCAAATAAGGTTATTATATACCCAATAATAGACAAATTGCCTGAAAAACTTCTTGATATTCTTGCCGTAGACTTAAATGTATATTGGTATGATTATGAATATGATATATCTATAAAAAGAAAACTTATAAAAAACAGTATAAAAACACATAAAAAAATAGGAACTAAATATGCTGTTGAAAGTCAAATAAAAACAATTTTTTCAGATAATTTTTATATAACAGAATGGTTTGAATACGGCGGAAGTCCTTTTTATTTTAAAATTAATGTAAAAAATGGCTATTTAAACAACACTGAAGAACATAAATTGCTTATAGATATTGTAGATAAAACAAAAAATGCAAGAAGTCATATAGATAACATAACATTCACACAAAATTATAATAATGAACTTTTTTTTGGTATAGGTATAAAAACAGTTAAAAGAAGGAGATTGGCAAATGTCTGAATTTTATGATATGAAATTAACAAGCAAAGGAAGCAGCTTATTAAATAAAACTATAACAGAAAAAGAAAAACTTGTAATAAGTAAAGTGATTGCTGGTAAAGGTATTTATACAGGTGATATATGGAATCTTGAAAATATGATTGAATATGGATTTGAGGGAAGAATATTAAACAATAAAATATCTGAAGATGGTATAACAATAGAAGTTTTATTCAGCAACGAGAATCCTCATGCTTACAATTATGAAATTAGAGAAATTGGAGTATATGCTTATGATACTAATGAAAATGAAATACTTTATTGTTATGCTTGTTTAGGTGAAAAAGGCTGTTTTATACCAGAATTTAATGGTAAATGGTATACAGAAGAAATAATAACAATTAATATTTATACAAAAGGCACATCAAATGTTGAAACCATAATAAAGAAAACAAGCGACGCCGAAGAAATTAACTACAATAATAGTAAAAGTAACCTTAAAGCTACAAATGCTCAAAAAGCTATAGATGAAATTATTATAAATTTCAATGAATACAAGAATCATATTTTTAAGTATGAAGTATTTAATAATTTAGATGAAGTTTTTGAAACTTCTTACGAAGGGGCTTTTAAAATAAAAGATTCATCAGAATGGGGCTTTTCTTTTAAATTAAACGAATATGACAGAGATGATTACAACAGAATTTATATATTTATACGATTTTATGGAATTAATGATGATATATATATAAGATATTCTGAATGCAGAAAAGAAGTAAGACCGGATAAAGATTATTATTTTTGGACACAGGGAGAGGAACAAATATTATCTAAGGCTGGACATACGCATGATTTTCCTAATTCTTTAAAAAATCCTAATCCATTAATATTACAATTTAATGGAACTACTCAAAAAACTTATGACGGTTCAAAGACTGAAATTTTAAATATAACACCAAAAGGAATAAATGCGGCGGTGTGTATGACTGTAAGTGACAGCGATTTTAATGACATAACAGAACCCGGCATATATACTATGCAGCGTGATATTGATAATGAGGAAGGGCAAGTTTTAAACAGCCCGTCAAGTGATTACACAGGCTTGATTGTTTTAAATTCTTTTAACGGAATGGTTCAGCAAATAGCTTTTGAAGAAAACAGTTATAATGTATATATCAGAACAAAAGATATATCTAACGGCTGGACAGAATGGAAAAAAATTAATGACGGAGGAAACGCTGATACATTAGAGGGAAAACATGCGGATTATTTTGCAGCGGCGTCCCATGTTCATGATAATGCGAAAACAGATACATCAGGATTTTTGAGTGCAGAGGATAAAATAAAACTTAATGGCATTGCTGAAGGTGCTAATAAAACAATAATTGATAATACTTTAAACAACACTTCTGTTAATCCTGTGCAAAATAAAGTAATAAATACTGCTTTATCCGGTAAAGCCAATAAAGAACATACACATACAATAAATCAAATAACAAATTTACCGGAAAGTTTCCCGGCAAACGGAGGAAACGCCGATACAGTAGACAATAAACACGCAAGCGATTTTGTAAACACTTTTAATATTACATCAAATGTTAATTGGAATACATTAACGAATACGGGTATTTATAATATAAAGACAACAGGAGGAACAAATAATCCAGCATCACATCACGGCGCTTTATATGTAAATAATACCGTAGGAACTCCGTTTCAAATGTTTATACCAGATGGAGATACAGAATACATATTTAAAAGACGGCTGACAGGAGAATGGAAAAAGCTTTATCTTAATTGTTCTGAAATAGGTTATAGAAAGACTGTACCATTTTCAGTAAAGTCGGGAAATTGGTATAGGGTAATACATGGAGCAGGGGCTTGCGGCGGTGTTTTTACTATAAATGTGAAAGTTGGAGCATATTCTAATGTTACGGTATTCAGTTCATCACAAATGAACAGTGATACATCAAGCAATAATATTATTCAAATATTGTCTCATTCGGCGTACAACGGCGGTGTTATATCTAAAATAAGACAAGTTAGAAAATATATGGCATCTGAACAATATATAGATTTTTATATATCAAAAGATTCCGAATCTGATATAGATTTAAACGTAATATTTACAGGAACAGGCTGGAATATATATGATGACATTGAGACGGCAAATGTTGCCGACGGCTATGAAATAAAAGAAATAACATTATAGGAGGAATAAAAAATGATAAATTATTATATTGAAAATGGTACGATTGTTATAAATAAATATGCTGTTAAATATAAAAATAAAACAGTATCAAATAAAGTAATAACTGATTTAAATGTTATTCAGTATGTACATGACGATATGGAATTAAACGGGCTTATTTCTGAACTTGATAGAAAAAATATAGAATATAATGTTGAAGAACTTAATACAGAAGATATTTTACAATATGAAGGTACTTATGTATCGTGTTATGAGGAGGCAAGAAAAATTATAGAACCAACTATTGAGGAATTAATTAACGATAAAATAAATGAAATAAAAAAAGCTTGCAGAGATAGCATTTATAAAGGTATAGATGTAAAGCTTGTAAACGGAGAGACAAAACATTTTTCATTAACATTAGAAGACCAGATTAATATAAATGGGCTTGTAAATCAAATAAGTATAGGAAATATAAAAGCTGAAAAAGGAGTACCATATCATGCAGACGGTGATATGTGTACTCTTTTTTCGATAGAAGATTTTACGTTAATAGCAAATAAGGCGTCTGAATACATAATAAGCCAAACTGCATATTGTAATCATTTAATGAATTATGTAAAAAGCCTTAATACGAGGAAAGATATAGAATCAATTTATTATGGCATAGAACTTATAGGACAGTTTTTAGAAAACTATACAGAACTTACAGCACATGATGATATTTAATTATAAAAATATAATGCTCATTATATTTAAAATATAAAAAAAGAGAAGTCCCATGTAAAAAATACATGGGACTTCTGTATATATATCCGCTGGTGGAGTCTAAGCCACGAATACAATTAAATTATATCACAAAAAAATTATTTGTAAATAGTTTTTTTGAAATTTTTAAAATTAAAGGGGGATTTTTTATGTATGATGAAAAAGTAGAAACATTAAAAGTATTTAGCTGTGGAGTTACGGCATTTGTTTATAAAGCATTGGGAGGGAGCGCAAGGATATTCATAATACTTTGTATCTTAATGCTTGTTGATACAATATTCGGCTGGATAAAAGGTATACATAATAAAAATTGGAACTCTAAAACAGCAAGATGGGGCTTTTCGGGAAAGATTATTGAATTAATATTTATAGGTGTATTATATGCCCTTGATTGGGCTTTAGAGGTTGATTATCTAAAATATTTTGGTATTTATTATTTTGGAATATGTGAGTTTGCAAGCGTACTTGAAAACCTTGCAGAGATAAATAATAATGTGCCTGAAGG